TATCAGCCAGATATTTCTCGTCTTGCAAGAGGCGAGGATATTGGGGAAACTCATGTTGCTGGTAAATTTATCAATCAAGAACACTGCCCTGCGTATCCTTGGTCAGAGCCACCACCGCCATATAATGCAGAATATCCATACAATAAAGTTCAAGAGACTGAATCGGGTCATGTCTTTGAGATGGATGACACACCAGGCTCAGAGCGTATCAATATGCATCATGCTTCTGGTACATTTACAGAAATTGGTCCAACTGGTACTCGTGTGAATAAGATTATTGGTGATGAAGTAACAATCATTGAGAAGAACGGTAAAATTATGATTAACGGCACAGCAGATGTTGTCGTAAAGGGTACTTGTAATGTCACAGTGGAATCTGATTGTAATCTGACTGTTGATGGTAGTTTGAACACGAATGTGCATGGTGACTATAATCTAAATGTTGCAGGTGGAATCTATATGAACTCTGGTGATATCTTCTCACAAAAAAGTTCTGCAATCAGACAAGAGGCCTTTCTTGATAACTATAATGTCTTTGCCAACAAAAGCGTTTACATTCAAGCGCAGAAAGACAATATTTACATCTATGCTAATACAGGGTTCGTTTCTGCATTTGCTAACACAGATGTGAGAATTGAGAGTGGTGCTAATACATACTTCGATGCTGCTGGTAAAACAAACATCAAAGCGACTGGTAACATCGCTGTTGACGGTGCTAAGATTGATTTGAATACCAGTGGAGCAGTTGAAGTTGATCCAGGCTTCACTACCATTCTTAATGGTGTAGATGTACCACGAGTAAAACCATCTGGCAAGCAGCCAGCCTTTAGACCTCTATTTGGTAATCCACCCGATAGAAAGTTTCCTATCGAAACGAAATTAGAAGATGAACCATATCCAAGTTTTACTGACCCACCAGAATTGTGGAGAGATACTCACCCACTAGGGGAGGACGAATAATGTCTCTATTATCTATCAATGTTCCTTTTCTAACAACTAATGATTTGTTAGAAGTATCAGACTCTGTGCCCGGCCCAGGTCCAGACGGAGAGATTTTTTCTGAGTTACAAAAGTTCAATTCTATTGTACCGTCAGAAGCATTTGCTCCACAAGATATGTTTGCTCTCAAAGAGAGTATTACAACGAAACTAACAGAGTTAAACACTGGTGAGTTATCAGCAGTTGGAAATTTATCATCTAGCATTGCTGCACTAGATACCTCTCAATTGTCAACTGTTCTTTTTGATAGTGGAGTAGATGTTGAATCATTTTCATTAGATACTTTTGATTTATCTGTTGAAGGTTTAACTGATTTAGGTGCTGGTATTGATGAATTTAATAACGCCATCGCTGGCGGATGTGAAGTTGTGCTTGCTGCACTAGCTGCTTCTAAAACACCAAAGGAACTAAGTTTAGAGTCGTTCGATTTAGATGCGCTTGGGTCTTCTATTTCAGGTGCCATCACAGATGTAGTTGATGGTATAACTGAATTCGCAAGCGATTTAGACCCAGAAACAATTGCGGCACAGGCAGAAAAAACTGTCACAGATTTGATTGATGAAACTGTAAACACAGTAGAGAATATTACTGATAATATTATTGATACACTTGATGATCTTGAATCTGTCGATACTGTTGGTATACGAGCAAATATAGAAGCGCAAGCAGAAGCAATCGCTGCTGAATTCAAAGCATCTGTTGACACACTTCTTGGTGGTGTTCAAAGTTCTTTAGCAGACACTATACAAATCACAGAAGGTTGTGGTATACATACAGCAAAATCTACAGAAGCATTGGTTAAGAATCTTCAAAAAAATGTTGATGCTCTCGCCGATAAAGTAGAAGTAAGCGAATTAAACCTATTACCAACACAGAAGTTGCTTACTGAAAAACTTGAACGTGTGAAGGGTTTGGTAACAGATACTCAAAATAAAAAACTTGTAACAATGACTGCTGCGGTAGTTAAGAAAGCACAAGAGAATAATCCTCAAGCAGCACCAAAAGAGATTGAACAAATCGTTAAAAATCAGATTGCAAAAGCTAATAAAACGCATGATGAAAAAATACGAACAGAGCGAGAGTGTATTTCAAAGAGAGTGAATAGTGCTTCTTCTACCTATGCTGATATGCAACGAGCGAGTAATCAAAGGTCAGCATCTTCTGCTGCGGGTGGTAGACCAGTCGCAAATAAAGGGTCGATAATCAACGAAGTTATAAAATGGTCTGGGGATAATAAATTATATGATGCTTCATACTTTAAAGGTAGATATGCTAAAGATACTGCGGCTAAAGTGAACACTCTTCATCCAAAACTCAGAGAACGATTTGCTAATGCTATTCGTGATGTTCAGAATGACCCTGAAGTTTTAGCTATGAATGGTACAGCAAGGTATTCATTCGCCACAAGAAGTTTTGCTTTACAGGCTAATTTGAGAAGAAAATACGAACGTGGTGGACCATTAGCAGCGAAACCGGGAAATAGTTGGCACAATTATGGCTGTGCGTGTGATGTTGTTTTTATTGTGAATGGCAAAGCAAAATGGAGTGCTAAGTATTACACTGGTATAATCAGAAAACACTTTGTAAAATACAATTTAGAGAATGTCATTAAGAACGATTCTGGTCATTTTCAGCCAGTTGAGTTTAAAGCAAAAGGCTTTGAATCTGCTTGGAGAATTAAGAAATTTGCAATTAAAAATGGCACAGTAGACCAAAATGTAGTTGCTAGTTACATTACTTAGTCTTATAAATAAAAAGAAAACTGGAGATTGCTTCATATGGCAACACCATTAACACAAAGAGTTGTATACTCGGACTTCTTTACGGACTTGGATAAGCATCCAATTCGTAGCACAGTCTTACGCAAAACGAATGTTGATGCTGTAAAACAGTCTCTTCGTAATCTTATGTTGACGGATAGAGGTGAGCGATTGTTCCAACCAAATCTTGGTGGTAACATTCGTGCTATGCTGTTTGAGAACATTACACCACAGACATTCTTGACGATGCAAGAGCATATAAAAGACGTTATTGAAGCACATGAACCAAGGGCTGATGTTATTGATGTAGTTATTGCTCAGACTTCACAAGAACACGAAGTTCAAGTCACAATCGTATTTCGTGTTGTCAACGTACAAGAACCAGTTACATTAGAATTACTTTTAGAAAGAGTGAGATAAAATGGCAGGAACTATTATCTCGGAACTTGATTTCAATCAAATCAAGAGTCAGTTAAAAACATTTCTTCAAGGTCAAGCACAATTTGCTGACTATGATTATGACGGATCAAACATGTCCGTCATTCTTGATGTGTTGGCATACAATACGTTTCAGAATAATTTTTATACGAACATGGCTCTCGGTGAGATGTTTCTTGACTCAGCGCAACTAAGAGATTCTGTTGTATCTCATGCAAAAGAGTTGAACTATCTACCAAGGTCATACAGGTCATCAAACGCAAAAGTTACACTGACGTTTACACCAAGTGATAGCCCAGCATTCATCACAGTTCCAAAATACACGAAGTTCACCACAAATGTTGATGGTAAGTCATACACATTTAGCACAGACCAAGTGTATACTATCACACCAAATCTTGGTGTGTATTCTGCTACTGATGTTTCTCTTCACGAAGGTAGAATTGAAAAAGAATACTACGACGTAACAGCAAGCACGAAGTATCTTATCTCTAACAAGAGAGTTGACACAGACAGTATTGTAGTAAATGTATATGCCTCCTCTGCTGCTAGTGCTGAAGTTAATGCATATGCTTCAAAACCAAATCTCTTTGATGTTGGTTCAAGTGATAATGTGTTCTATCTACAGCCAGCAGAACTGAATCGTTACGAACTAGAGTTTGGTAATGATGTGTTTGGTAGAGAACCAAAAACAGGCGAAGTCGTAGAGGTTATCTATCGTATCGCAAATGGTGCAACACCAAACGGTGCTACTACATTCTCACCATCTGGCACGATACAAGGCTACACAGCGACAGTCACAACAACATCAACATCTTTTGGTGGCGCTGAAGAAGAAACGCTTGATTCAATCAAGTTCTATGCTCCAAAATCTATTCAGATACAAGATAGAGCAGTCACAGAATCTGATTATGAAAATCTTTTGAAAAGCAAGTTCTCTGAAATTCAAGCAGTATCAGTACAAGGTGGTGAAGAACTAAATCCACCACAGTATGGTAAGGTTATTGTACATGTTGATATTCAAAATAGTGATGGCGTATCTGACGGTGCTAAAGAGAAGTATAGAAAGTTTCTAAAAGAACGCACGCCACTCGCAATCGACCCAGTAATTAGGTCTCCTGAATTTCTTTATGTTGCTCTTGACACAACAGTACACTACAATACTAAAACTTCAGATGCTACTAATTCTGAAATAGACTCGCTTGTTAGAAATGCGATTGCATCTTACAATCTGACTTACTTGAATGATTTTAAAAAGAATGCTAGGCAATCTCGAATTGCTCGTGTCATTGATGATACAAATACGTCTATTATATCGAATGATACAGAACTTAGAATGATTATTGATTTTATTCCAGTGGTAAGTTCTGCTTCAAGCATCACTGCTGACTTTGAAAACTCTTTAATTTTAGACCATCCTTTGACTGCTGGCGAAGATATCAATCGTCATAAACCCGCAGTCAAAACTTCCAATTTTTCTTATGGAACTCAAACAGCATACATACAAGACAACGGCGAAGGTATCTTAGAAGTTCTCACTAATACGGTTGATGGATTCAAAGTGCTGAGTGGTAATGTTGGTACTGTAGATTACGCAACAGGACGTGTAGTCATTCGTGATTTGAATGTTAGTTCTTTCTCTGGTAGTGCCATCAAGATTTATGGTAGACCAGAAACCCAAGATATTATTGGTCCTGCAAGTAAGATTATCTCAATCCGTGACGTTGATGTTAGCGTAACAGTAGAGGCTGCGACACAGTAATGCATGACCTATCGAAAACTATCTCAGAGTATATCGAACAGCAGTTTCCTGCTGTTTATAGGGAAGACGGTCCAAACCTAGTTGCTTTCACAAAGGCAT